AGAATTAGGCTCTCCTTGACTAACGACTTTTAATCTATTAACCAAACTATTTAAGTTATAATCTGATCTAGGGGACCCTAACGGAAGACTATCTCTAAAATCTCTAATTTTAGCTTGAACAGGAGAGTTTCCTGCTTCCCTAGTGTTCTGTTCGGCAATTTGTTGGTATGTAAATGCTATAGTAGAGTAAGGTTGCCCTATCTTTCCATTAGACATGAATAGAGGATCAGGATTGACTTGGCTTAACCTAGTAATATCTGTGTTTGTTGCTCTAAAAATTCTCGTAAAGCCGATTCCGTAATTTGAGCCAGGACCTCCTGGGTAATTAAATAACTGATTCTGTATTGTGGAGATACCTAGTCTATCTACTAACGTAGGATCGATTCCGATACCGTTTACTGTATCTGAATTTATAAGAAAATTTGTATTTCCAATTAATTTTAAAGCTCGTAAGATAGCTAGTCTGTTAGTAACTTCTGTATTATTTTCAGGATTACCTGCAACGTACTGGTAGGTCTGTCTAACTGATTCGTACAGATTAGGATTTACTCCGTGTCTATTAAAATGCGCGCCTGTTCCTTGAACCCCTACTTGTGCAAGAGTATTATTAGGATTATAAACCTGCGTTACAGGTATTACGGCATTTCTCAAAGAAAAGCCTGTAAATTGTAAAGAGTTAGGTACTTGAGTTCTAGGATTACTTAACTGTAATCCTCTTTGTTTTTCAATAAAAGCAGTACCGCGTGGTGAAGAGTTAAAAAACTTCTTAATACGGTCAGCATCAATAATAGCAGCTTGTGTTGTATAGCTTCCATTTACTAGAGAGCTTATCGCTCCCCCTCTTATTGGAAAATCTAAACTAGTTCTATTAAGCTCATAAAAGTTCTTAATATCCGTAGGGGTATTAGCATCTTCAATAGGATTCTGAATGAATGGCTGACCGCTATCACCGCCTCCTGGTTGATCTAGTCCAAATCTCAGGTTAGTAAAGTTTGTCTTAAAGTTAATTAATGGCATCTTAAGATTTATTAGAAGCTTTTAAATAATCTAAGTAGGTAGGTTGCGGTTTTGCGCCGTAAGTAACATCTATTGGATTTTGACTTACAGGAATTACAGAAGAAGCTAATGGAACAGAAGAGCCTCTTACAACAGTTGTTACATTTTGAGGAGTTCCTTCAAACTGCCCTGTAGTGTTAGTTCTACCTTGCTTACTTAGCTGTGAGTTTTTTATTTGATTTAATACTGACATGTTTTATCTTGTATTTTGACCGTAAACGTTTGGATTATACTTCGAAGCAGATTTAGCTATAACTTCTCCGTCTACTGTAGTGTATACAACGAGTTCTATAGGTTGATTACTGCTTTGGTTACTGTTATATGTACCGGCAACATTACTACCTTGCTGCTTCGATCCTTTTTCAACATTACCGCTAATAGAACCAGCAGGAGTACCGCCTAGAGAATCTGTAGAAGATCTAATACTTCCTGCTAATCCGCCAGCACCAGATCTAACTTGAGCGGCCATTCCTGACCACTTTTCTTTATCAGTAAAAGGTAAACTCCCTACTCCGTCAAGCATCATAGCTATGATTTCACCAATCATATTAATTGTACTTGCAAGCTTATCAGCCATTCCTTTAATAAAGTTATTAATTTTTACTGGATCAGTAATAAATTCAAATAGACCTGAATTTCTTAGGAAATCTACAAAGGTCTTTTTAATTCTTTCCATTACTTCAGATAACTTCTCTGCTGTACTTACTTGTGTGTAGGTATTATAGGCATCTTTACCTATCATAGCACTAATTTGCTCTTGTGTCTTACCTTGCTTTTCTAATAACTCTATTTTTTTATTAAAAGTAGTTACGTCTGTAGCACCTAGCTTAGAGTATAATGTCTGTTTCTTTAGAATATCTGCAAGACTATCTCTTGATAAACCAACAGACTGTGCAATTGCCTCTTGTTGAATCCTATTCATCTTCAAGTAGGTATTTGCATCACCTATATTCTTAGTTATCTCCGATGCAAGCTTTGCATTATCGTTATTTAGAGCAGCCTCTCTTGCAGCTGTAAGGTTCATATCTTTACCTGTCAAGACTTGTGCTTCCATCTCTTTAGAAATACTTCCTTCAAAGTCTAAAAAACTTTCTGCTGTACTGTCTAGCTGCTTTAATTCAAATCCAAGTGTTTTTACTGATAGTAGAGCTTTAGTAAGCTTTTCTGGATACTTAGCAAATGTTAGTCCCATTACGCCACTCATCTTTGAAGCCTCTCCTATAATATCATTGAACTTAAAACTAGTTCCTACTAATTTATTAAATGCACCTACTGTGCCTATTACGCTCTGTGTTAGCTTAGTTGCATTTCTACCCGTTACAATAGATGATTCAGCAATCTGCTGTCTTGATTCTGCTTCTAACCCTAGAATATCTCTTAACTTAACGTCGTTTACTAGTATATCAGCACTTAACTGTTTATTTGTACCTAATTGCTTACTAATCTCGACTTGAGACTGTAACATTCTTGTAGAGTTAACTACTATGTTATCACTAGCTGCTGCAATACCGTCGAATTGCTTTCTCATATCATCAGCTGCTTCAGCTGAGATATTTAAAGCTCTACCTACTCTAAAATTTGCTTGTTCTATACCTAAAACGGCATCAAGCATTGCTTTAAAACCATCTACTAATCCTCCTAGAATACCTCCTACAAGCGGAATTGTCTTTAACATGCTACTTAAACCGCCTAAAATACTAGTTGCACCGGATGCGCTAGCTTTACCGCCGCCCATTCCGTAATCTTGACCAGTAAGTAGGTTAGCTGCTCCTGCTAAAGAAGCTGTTAATCCCGCTTTCATTTGATTACCTAATTCTTTTATCGGGCCCATAGCTGCTTTAGCGCCTGCAACTAGGCCGCCCAATGCTCCTGATAAACCTTGTCCTAGTTTACTTTCTTTAAAAGAGTCTATTAAGCCTTTATTCGAAGCAGTTCCTGGTCCTGTATTTGTACCGCCGCCTACTTTCGCACGTGCTACATCTATTGATCTTTGCTTTGCTTCTTTTGTTCTAAATAGGTCAGTTATCTTTGCTCCAATACCCCTTTCTTTATTAATATCTTTAATCAACTGCTTTTCAGCCTGTAATGCGATTTTCTTGTTTCTAGCTTCTAAAGACAAAGCCATTAGAGCACCACCGGCGGTCTTTTTTAGCGATTCTTGCTTAGCTTTTTCTGCTGCTAAGTCTCTCATAGCCATAGCTATACCTCGTCTATTACCCCTTTCCTTAGCATCTTGTAAGTCTATCTCGATCTGCTTAATAGCGGTGGTGGTATCTTTAAACTCAACAGCTTTTCTTAATTCTTCTCGACTTAGCTTATTTATTTGCTCTTTAATATCAAGCTCTTCTTTTGCAGCTTTATTAGCCTGCATTTTTAAGCTCAAGATATTACTCAAACTAGTAGCTTGCTCATCAATAGCGCCGGTCTGCTGCCTTGCATTTTCTAAATCTTGAGTATCTTGTGGATTATTACGTGTAGCCATACTAAATCAACTATTATACAAATAAATAGCTATTTACTTCCTTTTTACCTTAGATGTATAGGTGGGAGTATCGTTTGGAGCTTTAATACCAGGCTTAGTGACTAAGGGCTTATTAGCGGTTACCATTTGTTGGTCGCTTCGGATTTCTTGAAGCTTTTCTAGGTGCTCATTAATGAACTGTATATTAAGTCTTCTTTCGCGAATAGGCATTTGCATGACTTCAGACCATGAAAAACCGCCGCCGCCATGGTAAGTAAGTTCAAAAACCTCTTTTTTATAGATTTGTCTGTACTCAGGTCCCGGGAAAAAAAAATTCCGCCGTTAACGGCAAACTTTGTGTGATTTCTTTACCGTTTGATAAGGTAAAATTGATTGTAAGATCGATATCTGGTGATATACTTGTAATATAGGATCGTAATGGATTAGAATCTTTAGCGATTAAGAAGTTGTCTACAAAATCTCGAACGTCTTTAGGTTCGTAGTTACCATTAACAGATAGAATTTGATGCTTTAGACGAGAAGTAATTTCGCCTACTGCAATATTAGCTTTCTTTAAGCCTTTTGCTTCAGCTTCAATTGCTTTCTCATCACCTACAGTTAGTAATTTAAACGTTATAGTGTTTTTAGAATGCGGTAAAACAAAAGTAAACTCGTTTTTATTGTTATATAGAGAATAGTCTACTTCCTTATTCTTTAAATTGTTTAAATCAATGCTAACGGTTTCTTTAGTTTCTGACTCTGAATCATAATACTCAAAGTTATAAGCAGAACCATAAGCTAAAATACGCGATGCAATTAATAGAGAGTTTCTATCTCCTAATGATAAATCTTCGTACTTAATAGGGGATTTAATAATAGACTGTAGCATTTTTTCAATTGCTATACCCTGTCTTAGTAAGTTAATGTTTGTAAGGATATCTTCCTCTCTCGCTGTCATGTACTTCATTTCGATAGTACCAGACGATAAAGGATTAGTAATGTCGTAGATTTTACCTTGAGAAGGTAATTCAATTATCTCTGTAGGAAGCGTAAACTTTTCTGCCATAATCTTAATTTGTTATATATTGATAAATATATAGAGTTTAAATTTTTCTTATAAATTTTCTTAATAAATCTAAGCCAATTCCTACCGTATCACTTATAATAGACACATAAACAAGCATCATAACTGTATAAAATACAGCGGAATATGTAAAATACGTAGAAAATCCTGTCCAAGTGCCGTCTGTAAGGATTGCATGTATTAGCTCAAAAGTAAATGCAGTTACTCCTGCACATACTATTATACCTAATATAATGAATAGTATTCCTCCTATGAATACTAACGGTATCCAGAAGATTCTTACGAGAATCCCTAAGCAAACTAAGAGGAAAGTATATAATAAGAACGTTGTCATAACTTTTATTTTTATATCTAAATATACGTACATTCTCTCAATCTACCAACTTTTTTACATAAAAAAACCGCCAAAAGGCGGCTTTCTTAATATTCTTAATCGATTAGTAGTTAAGGATACAATAATCCATTCCTATACCTAATTCAATTGTGATAGCATCTTGGTTAGACCAATCGTAAGAACCGAAGTTTGATGTCTTAACGAAAGCTCCTTTGATAATCCACTCTGATACTACATCACCTACTGGGCCTAAAATTGATAAGTTTAAATCTTTCTTGTAGAAGTCAGAATAACCATCACGGCCAGTTACTGATTCATGTGATAAACGAATCCACTCCATTACGGCTTGTTGACCAGAAGGAGAGATTGGGTTATATAAGTTCAAAGTCATATCTTGCCACTCAGCCTTACCTTTAATCTTGCGGTAAACGTTGATATGGTCGATCTTAACTTCGTTCAAGTTGATGTTTGGTGCTGTTGCACTTTTGATCATAAATGAAGGGATACCGTCAATATACATGATGAAACGGTTCTGAACGGTTGGTTCAAAGGCCGTAAACATTATTTCATTTGGATCTAATACTGGCATTTTATTCTCTGTTTAATATAAATATCTATTAATGTAAAACTTATTAAAACTTACCGGTCTTAACCTGGCCTTCTTTATCGCCTGGCTCATTACCGCCGCCTTGTCTACTTAATGCTCCACTTAATCCTTGTGCTTTTTCAAAGCTCTTAGGAAATTTCTTTTTCCAAAGACCCTGAAGCTTATCGATAAGGATCGGTGCTAAACCAATAGCTCCTAAACCTGCTGCAACAGTTGACCAATCAATTGTAGAAGGATCTATTTCGTTTAATTGTCCCTCTTCTGCTACATTAGTTTGCATTTCTTTTTTCAAATGATTGCAATAAGTATGATGAACTTTTGCTCTTTCTTGTGTTTCAGGATTAATCCTAATACAATTACCATCATCTAGACGGTATTCATAATTGTGGGCATTGTCAAAATCCATAGCTTCCTTCATCTTCTTCATCTTATCGGTATCCATTTCAGCGTCTACCTCATTATACAAGCCCTTAGCCATTTTCTCTTTAGAAGACATCTTCTCTTTTAAACCTGGAATAGCTGGTTTACCGTCATTACCCATATTCATATCTTGAACACTTGTTGTAGATGTTGAAGTTGGTACGTTACCCTCCATTCTTTTCATCTTATCAGTATCTGCTACAGCATTTACTTCTTTTACTTGCTTTGGCATTTTAGGTTGCTTAACTGCTACAGTGTAACCATCGTTTGCCTTCGCTTCTTTGATAATCTCTTTTGTTAGAGATTCAAACAATTTTTTAGATAAATGTAATCTAACTTTTGTACTATTCTTCATCGAGTTGTTTTTTATTCTTTATTAACCGAATGTTACTCCAGTTGGTAATACGTTGAAATCTAATTGGATGTATTCAGCAGTTCTTGTTGGTTGTAAGTAAATAGCACCTACAAGTAAGTTTCTATCGATTACGTCTGGTGTGTTGTTAGTTTCATCCATTACCACTCTGAATGCATATAAACCTTGTCTTTGTTGTACGTACTCTAAGTAAGGGTTAACTTGAGATAAGAATTTATTTCTAGTTACAGCAGTATTTTGTTCGAATACTAATGTTTCTGCAATTTGACCAATATATCCTTTCAATGCAATTAATAAACGTCTTACATTTACTCTATCTAAAGCAGAAGCTCTAGCTTGTAATGTCTTTTGACCGTATACTACTGTACCTTGACCTGGGAATACTGCAATTGGGTTAACTTTAGCGTTGTATAAAGTGTTTCTTTGTGCTACTGTTAATCTTCTTTCAGGTTGGATTACTGTTGGTAAACCTCCTCTGTTAAGACCTGCAGGTGCAAACCACTCAGCAGATACTTTATCATTGTACTCATATACTCCCGGTATAATTGTGGAAGCCGGTACGAAATTCAATCTACCAGTCTCTGTAGATCTTACTTGAACCCATGGCCAATAAGTAGCACCATAAGAATTATCGTAAGATTGAGCTCCGTTAGCTACTGTAGTAATTGCTTGATTATATCCCACCATATCTACTACTGCAATAGCATCACCGCGGTTTTGAACTGTGCTTAATAAAGCAGATACTTGACTTGCAGCGTTTTGATTAGTAATTCCTGGTGCATAAATTGCATTATAAACGTAAGCATCTTGATTTGCAAGTAAGCTAATTGCTACATCGTAGTCAGTGTTAACTAGACCTTGAATATTGTTAGCAGCAGCTGTTGCAGCTACTGTTGGAATTTGCTCGAATAGATTTAATGCAACAGATGCACTTCCGTTTGCTAATAAACCTCCGTATAAAGCACCATTTGCACCACCGAAAGATCCATTTGCAGAACCGCTACCGTTTAGAGGAATAGAAGCTGTATAAGCTGCATATGCTTGACCTTGTGGGTTCAAGTAGTTTGGTGTTGGGAAGAATACGTCAGATATTCTAATATAGTTAGATCTGTTAGGATAACTGCCTGTTATATTTAAATAAGCAGCACCGCTTTCGTCGTAAGCTACGTTTTGATCTTGATCTCCAATTACGTATGCGATATAGTTATTTTGATTTGGATCTAAAGATAAATTAGTCCAAGTCTCTAATACTGTTTGACCTTGTGTGTAGTCGTTTCCTTGTCTAACAAGTAAAGTAAAGTATCCTGAAGCTGAATCAGCTTGAGTTATCTGCCATCTAACGTTGTTAGCTGAACCAGAAGGTAATAAACCGTTAGTTGCTGTTGTTGCACCCAGGCTATTATTCATTACTGTACCTACTGATAGAGTGTTTATTTGGAAAGAAGCTGACCCTAGGCTGTTAACAACCATAGAAGAAGTAGCTGCAGTATAAGAACCACTCGCTACTCTTGTTACTAACAACGAAGTACCTCCTTGTTGGAAGTAGTTGTAAGCTGCTTGAGAAGTTAAGTATTCTTGTGTATTACCTCCAGAAACGAAAGTAGTACCGAACTTAGCCTTATATTCAGAGTATGAAGTTACAAGGGTTGGAATATTTACTTTTCCTACTACTGTAGGGCCGATTAAAGCCGATCCTACTGTAATTGGACCTGCTGTTATTTGAGAAAGGTCGTTTTCTCTAAGGAAAACGCCAGGACTAATTAATGCTTCTGCCATTTTATGTGTTTATTTCTGATAATAAATAGCTGGTAACGATGGCAAAACCTAATTTATTGTATTGGGGTGATAACACCAGTCTCTACATCGATAGAGCCGTTGCCATACTTAGTGCCAAACCCTGTTAATAAGGTTTTTTCTTTTAGAGCGTTCTGCTTAATAACGTTGTTTAAATTTTCAATTTCAAACTCTAAAAGAGTCTTTTTGTAGTTTAAATCACCTAAAACTCCGATTGTTTCGAAGATTTCTTCTCTAAGACCTTGGAATACTTTAAGTTCCTCTTGTGTTAACGTAACTTTTTCACTCATATTATTTACTTTTGAGGTTTTTTACTTGCTTTTTGAGTAGCTTTTACCTTTTTTGCTGGTTTTTCTGCAGCTTCTTCAGCTACTGGTTCAATCTTCTCAGGAGCTTCAATAATAGTTTCTACAGATTTAGTTTTGTTTAATTTGTAAGTAACAAATAATGCTACTGCTACAATGATAACGAGTACTAATGTCATAATGTGTGTTTTTATGTTGTATTATATAAATATATAGTTATTTCTAAGAAACCTCAGACCACCCTGTACTTTTAAAAGATTTCATACTGACTAAATTCCAATCATCAATGCTACACTCTACTCTATCCATTCCCAAACTCTTACATATATTCAAAAGCTTGAATTGCATATCTCTTGCAATCCCCATACCTCTATAGTATTTGTTTACGTAAATATTACGAGGTTCTTTTGTATTATCCAACCAATACCATCCCTTTATTATATTCTCGGGTCTATGTACTACAAGTCTCCAGTTATTAGATAGTCTATCTCTAGCATCTTCTAGAGTCCACATCTCACTCCACTCAATTTCTCTATTAAATATATCTATTTCGTCAGATAGCTCTTGGAAATTGAGTGTTAATATATCTACCTCTGTAATGTACTGCGGGATAGTAGTTATACTATATTCCCTTAAGTCTATTTCAAATCTCATAATAACTTCTTTACTTCGTCTTGTTCTGTCTTACTAGTTAATATATTAAAGTTATGTATAAATACCTCTTCCATTTGCTTGGTTATGTCTAAACACTTATCTAGGCTCCATGATGCTATATCTTCCATCAATTTAACTATTTTTTCATACCTTCTAGTAAAATCTGCTTCCTCGTCGTAGCTTTCATCCCACCATTGAGAAAATGTCTTAAAACCTAACTCTCTTAACTTCTTTAACGAATGAGGATTACCTATTAGAATAAAAGGCTGGGCACAATATATTGGTTTAAAGGTCTTTTCAGTTAAAAAAATAAAATTATCTTCATAAGACGACTCAGTTACTATATTAACAAAAGATTTATTATGTGCATCTACGTTTAAGTTTGCAGCTTTACTATTCTCTAAGTCAGTCTCATCGTATGTGTAGTGAGTTGTTGGATTATAAGTCTTAAAAAACTCTAATAGCCGCTGTTTTCCGCTATAGGAGTTTTCTAACACTGTTTCAACTTCATTTATATAGTCTA